CTAAGGGTTATCCACAGGCACTAGATGAACGTGATGACCCGTTAGAGCTGGAAGAATTCTTCCCATGCCCCAAACCGTTGATGGCAACCACCACCACCGGCACGATGATTCCTGTACCTGATTACTGCGAGTACGAGGATCAGGCACAAGAGCTGGACAACTTAACGCAGCGCATTTACTTGCTGACCAAGGCTTGTAAAGCGGTTGGCGTGTTCAATGCTGAATTTAAAGAGCTGGCGCGGATGTTCAGCGAGGGCGTGGACAACAAGCTATTCCCTGTCACTGGATGGGCGGCAATGTCGGAAAAGGGCGGCTTAAAGGGCGCAATCGACATGATGGACACCTCGCAGATCATTGTGACCTTGCGGGAGCTGTACGCAGCCAGAGAACAGGTCAAGCAGTCGATCTACGAAATCATGGGCATATCGGACATCTTGCGTGGATCGTCCAAGGCCCAAGAAACCCTTGGTGCTCAACAGCTTAAAGCCAACTTTGGTAGCTTGCGGTTAAAGAACAGCCAAGGCGATGTGGCTCGGTTTGCCACTGACATCTTTAAGCTCAAAGCGCAAGTTATCTGTAAGTTTTACCCGCCTGAGCTGATTGTGCAGATGTCTGGCGTAATGAATACACCAGACGGTCAAGACCCGCAGATGTTGCAAGCGGCATTGGAAATGTTGTCTAACAGCACCATCCGCGACTTCCACATTGCGGTTGAGGCTGACAGCTTGGCTCAGATCGATGAGCAGGCAGAAAAGCAAGGCGCACAAGAGGCCATTCAAGCTATTGGTTTGTTCTTGCGTGAGGCAATCCCCATGATTACCCAAGCGCCTGAAACCTTGCCAATGGCCTCTGAGATGCTATTGTTCTTGGTGCGCCGGTTTAGAGCTGGTCGGGGATTGGAGAGCGCGGTTGAAAGGGCAATGAAAGCCCTGCAAGACAAGGCAGATGCTGCGACACAGCAACAGCCCGGCCCGCCGCCCGAGATGCTTCAGATGCAAGCTGAACAGCAAGCAGAGCAGATGCGGATGCAGGCGCAGGCGCAAACTGAGCAAATGAAGATGCAGGCGCAGGCTCAGATTGAGCAAGGCAAGGCACAGCTTGAGATGCAGATGCACCAAGCAAAGGTCGAGGCTGAGATGCAATTGGCTCAGATGAAAGCCGATTTTGAAACAATTAAGCAGAATAATGAGCTTCAAATCAAAGCCAGAGAGATGGCTGGAAGGGAAGAATATGAGCGATGGAAAGCAGAGCTTGATGCAGCGACTAAGATCATGGTGGCAAGGATTGGTAGCAATCCCGGTGTCGATTTACCAGTGGTTGAAGCAGCGGCTGCACAAATAACCAACGAGCTGGGCGGCACGATTGTTCAGGCAATGGACAAAATAACCGCCTTGCACGACAACATGGCAAACCTGCATGGTGAATCTATGCAAAACATTGGTGAGGCCATGCAAAGGCTCAACGCACCCAAGAAAGTCATTAGGGGTGCTGACGGTCTTGTCATAGGCGTAGAAACAGCATGAGCCTTGTCCTTGCTGATCGGGTAAGACAGACCACCACTTCCACAGGGACTGGGACGATCACGCTGGATGGCTCGGTTGAGGGCTTTCAGTCATTTGCGGTCATTGGCAACGCCAATACAACCTACTACACCATTGCAGGCGGTACGCAGTGGGAGGTGGGAATCGGTACTTACTCTAGCGGGACGTTAGCCAGAACAACCGTAATTTCCTCATCCACAGGCTCAAAACTTGATCTTGCGGCTGGCACAAAGGATGTATTTGTCACGTTGCCTGCTGAAAACACCGTAACGTCAATTGCATCCTCTGATGGAAGCGTCATTGTTACTGCAACTGGATCGGTTGTTGACCTTGCGGTGTCGCAAACGTCCCCAGCCTCTGTACTTGTTGAACGAGTACGCAATTCAACAGGTGCAACCTTAACAAAGGGAACAGCGGTATATATCTCAGGCGCAACAGGACAACTTCCGACTGTTTCTAAAGCATTGGCAACAAGCGATGCCACATCAGCGCAGACTTTGGGATTGATAACAAGTGACTTGGACAACAACTCTAATGGTTATGTAACCATCATTGGGTTGGTTGATGACCTTGACACATCAGCATATATTGATGGAGCGCAGCTTTATTTAAGCCCGACCACAGCAGGTGCTTTAACCGTAACCAAGCCGTATGCGCCACAGCATCTTGTTTATGTGGCTGTTGTTGCCCATGCTCACCCAGTTCACGGTAAATTGATTGTTAAGGTGCAAAACGGCTATGAGATGGATGAGCTGCACAATGTGTCGGCACAAAACCCAAATAATGGCGATATATTGGTTTACAGCTCGGCAACCAATTTATGGGTGACTGCCGCACCATCTGCCACTTGGGGGGCGTAAGTGTTTGGTTACGCATCGTTTGCGGAGCTGCCATTTGCCACAATAGGCGCAGGTGTAGCGCCACCGCCAGTCGAAGACATTTTGCTTGGTGGTCACTTTGGCTTTGACGAGAAAAAGCGTGATGAACAATGGGCAAAAGACCGAAAGCTAGAGGCGCAGCGTAAACGTAAACTGCAAGAAGCGCTGTTTGGCTTACCGCCCGAGGTCAGAGAAGAAATCACCACAGCGCCCGCGCAAACAATAGAGGTTGCGGTCAGAAAACAAATTGATTATGATTTGCTCATGCAACGGGTCAAAGACCTTGAAGTGCGTGTTAAGCTAAAACGTGATGAAGAAGATGTCGCAATGATTTTGGAGCTTATGTGAGAACAACTTGGGTATTTCCATCTGACGGTAGCGAGCCTTACGAAAAGTCTAAGGGTCGATCTGGCGAATACACCGCAGTGATGGGCGATATTGCCCCGTTCATGTCGCCTGATGGCGTAATGATTGAAGGCAGAAAACAGTGGCGTGACCACCTCAAGCGCACCGATTCAATCGAGATGGGACATTCTGACGTTAAGTATGCCCAACAAGAATGGAACAAGAAAAAGGAAGCGCACCGAGACAGGCTGCGTGGACAATTGGCGACCGTGCAAGAGTTTGACCGCCCGGGCGCACCGATTGCACCTGTTAAGATGTCTAACCTAAACGTAGAGATGGCAAACCGTTTACACAACCGTCCCATGCCTGAGCGCAAGGAGATGATTAAAATGACTTTGGAACAAATGAAAAGGATGAAGTGATGGAAAACGAAGTTGTCGCACCCGACACAGTAGAAACACCAGCACCCGAAACCCCAGCGGTTGAAGCGCCACAAACGCCAACTGAGCCGCAAAGCAGAGCCGACACGATTCGTGAGGCACTGACCAAGACACCGACAAACCGTGGCAAACACGCCGCAAGCCAGCCCCGAGAGGGTGGCAAGTTTGCCCCTAAGTTTCCCAATGCCGAGAATCAAGCGCCTCAGATGGCTGACAAGCCTAGAGCTGAGATGCCTAAATCTTTGCGCCTTGAACTGAAAGAACATTGGGAAAAAGCCCCGCCTGAGTTACAGCAAGCCTTTGCCCAGCGGGATGCTGACTACGAAAAGGGCATCACCTCATATAAGCAACGAGACGCTGAGGCTCGGGCAATCACCGAGCAATTTGCGCCGTATGAATGGATTTTGCGGAATGAGGGCAGTACGCCCGCGCAGGCGATTGGCCCATTGCTCCAGACTGCGGCATTGCTGAGAACAGGCACACCACAGCAAAAGTCGCAAGCGGTCGCCCAGATGATTCAGCAGTTCCAAATCCCATTGGATCAGGTGGCTGCTTATTTTGGCGGCGAAGCACCACCACAGCAAGATTCTCACTACAATCAACTGGCGCAACAAGTACAGCAACTGACGCAACACATCACGCAGTCGCAGTACGAAGCACAGAAACAGAATGAAAACAGAGCACTCTCTGTAATCCAGCAGTTTGCGAGCGACCCCGCAAACACGCACTTTGAGGCAGTCCAAGACCGTATGTTGTCGCTTCTCCAAGCGCCGCAGGTACTAGGGGACATCAGTCATATGTCAGAACGCGAGAAATTGCAGGTGGCATATGAAACCGCTGTAAGACTTGATCCACAATTGGCACAAAGTTTATTTGCTCAACAGCAACAAAGCTATGCCGCACAGAATCAGGTACAGAAAGCAAGACAAGCGGCTGTACAGGTAAGAGGCGCACCCGGTGCATCAGTCTCTGGCCCAGTCAGTCAATCAGACCGCCGAGCTGTTATCGCAAATGCGTTACGGTCGGCAAATTTTTAAAGGGGTAAATCATGGCATACGCCAATAGTAATTACTCAGACGTTTTAGCAACCACCATTGAATCACGTTCGGGCATCGTTGCCGATAACGTGACCAAAAACAATGCGTTGCTGACTCGCCTGCGCGAAAAAGGCCGTTACAAGCCTTTCACAGGTGGATCGACAATTCTGCAAGAGTTGTCATTCCAAGCAAACTCAACAGCCATGTACTACTCAGGCGCTGAAGTATTGAACATTTCCCCAGCGGACGTGATCAGTGCGGCTCAGTTCCCGATTAAACAGGCAGCCGTAGCAGTCACCATCAATGGCTTGGAAATGCTCCAAAACAGCGGCGAAGAACAGATCATCGATTTGTTTGACGCACGCTTGGACGTTGCTGAGGCATCTATTGAGAACTTGATCTCTACTGGTATCTACTCTGACGGTACAGCCAACAACGGCAAGCAAATCACTGGTTTGCAAGCTATGGTGGTTGCGTCTCCATCCACTGGTGTGGTTGGCGGCATTGACCGTGCAACTTGGTCATTCTGGCAAAACCAGACCTTTGACTTTTCTGGCGATCTGGGCGCATCTGCTTCCAGCTCCAACATTCAGACCGGTTTTAACCGCCTGTATGCAAAGACAAGTCGCGGCTCTGATGTTGTCGATTTGATCTTGTTGGACAACAACTTGTGGGGCTTCTTCATGTCTTCCCTGCAAAACATCCAGCGTTTCCCCGGCTCAAGCAAGATGGCTGAATTAGGCTTTGTTGCTTCTAAGTACATGAACGCTGACGTTGTTCTTGACGGTGGTATCGGCGGTAATATTCCGACATCCACTGGTTACTTCCTTAACACGAAATACATTTTCTTCCGTCCTCACGCCAATCGGAATTTCGTTCCTATCGGTGATGAGCGTATGTCTACCAATCAGGACGCAATCGTGCGCTTGATCGGCTGGGCTGGCAATATGACTGCCTCGGGACTCCAGTTCCAAGGCGTGATGACTGAATAAGGAGCAAAATCATGGCTGATTACGTCACCGATGGAAAAATTGGTATTGATTTGACCGCTACTTATGCGTCAACTTCTGCTGGTTCAACCACTTTGTTCCCCGTTACCCCCGGTACACGAGTGAACACCTCCAACAACGGCGTGTATATGTTTGTCCGCGCCGAATCCACTATCAACGCATTTGATGCGGTGATCATGTCCACATTTGCAAACTCAGCGAGTTCTACTCCTGTGATGCGAGCTGTGCCTGTGACCACCACAAACGCTGCGGCTTTGGGCTGGAACATGGTTGGCTTTGCACAAACCGCGATTGCCTCTAGCTATTACGGCTGGGTTGGCTTGAACGGTATGTTGCAGGTTAATTTGTTGGTTGGATGCAACCCTAAAGTGCCTTTGTACACCACTTCTACCGCTGGTTCACTGGATGACACAACCGTGTCTGCTGGTTTCATCCAAGGTATCGTGGCTAACACATCGGCTACTTCTGCATCAGCACCATTCTGTATGGTCAACAATGCAGGCTTGATCATGGTTGGCGCAGGCTAAACCAGATTGACACCCTGCCCATAAAGCGGGGTGTCTTTTTAATGAGTTCTGTACCCTTAAAAATAACCGGAAAATGTGTCGCTGATGATGAGACACTGTTTGCCCACATGGATGCGGCAATCGCCAGAGGTTATCCGCAGATCAAGGAAGCCCAGCCTATAAAGACTGAGCCGATCTTGTTGGTGGCAAGCGCACCGAGCGTTAGGGGTCAAATAGAGGTCATTAAAAAGATGAAAGCGGCGGGGTCGCCCATTGTGGCGATTAAGGGCGCACACGATTGGCTTATTGCCCAAGGCGTGATACCCGACTATGCCTTAGCCATTGACCCACAAGAGCACCGTATTGCGTTTTACAAGCCACGCAAAGAAGTACATTACATGATTGCCAGCCAGTGCCACCCAGCGCTGTTTGACAACCTGAATGGGTATCAGGTCACGATATGGCATCCATACGTCAAAAAAGGCCAAGACCGCCCTAAAAACTCCATGCTGATAGGTGGGGGTACAACCTCGGGTTTGAGGGCTATATCGCTGTTCTACGTCCTTGGCTACCGCCAGTTTGAGCTGTTTGGCTTTGATTCCTGTAATGAGGATCAGATGCTTAGGGTCAACGGCGAAAAAATCAAAGAGGGCGACAGTTTGGTTGAGGTCAAGATTGACCCGCAAGGCGAAACCTTTTACTGCAATACAGCAATGGCGTTGCAAGCCGAGCATTTCCAGACCTACTACGATTACTTGCCAGATGCGGTATTTAATGGACATGGGCATGGCCTGATCCAAGCCATTATCAAGAAGCGCGAGCAAAACATGATGGAGCTGGGCGGCATCATCAATGGCAAGACAGAGCTAAACAATCGCACATCATTCATCCATTGGGGCGACAAGAACGCTGCAAGCTGGCGCTACCGAGCCAAGATACCAGCGGGAGACTGGGCAAGCCAGAACGACCTGACCGCTGACACGCTGGTGTTTGCCAAGCCGCAAGCCAATGAGCTGATGGTGATGGCAAGAGCCAAAGCCCGAGGCGCATGGGTGGTGGTGGACTTTTGTGATGACCATTTTGACTGGATGCACTACCAAGAGGCATTGCGTCTTGCGGATGCGGTGACCTGCTCAACTACTGAGATGGCTAAAAGAATTAAAGAGCTGGGACGGAATGCCACGGTAATCCCTGACCCTTATGAATACCCCGAGATGCCACCGCACTGCAATGGGGTTAATTTGCTTTGGTATGGGCATCATGTCAACCGTGAAAGCCTGCAACGCATACTGCCAGACCTCAAGGGTTATCCTTTTGCGGTGGTATCAAACTTTGATGGGGCAATCCCTTGGTCGCATGAGACCATGCTGAGGGAATTTGCCCGAGCCGATATAGTGGTGATCCCTGCCACAGCTCCTTACAAGAGCGCAAACAGGGCAATTGAGGCAATTCGGCAGGGGTGTTTTGTGGTTGCAGAGCCGCATCCAGCCTTGGAGGGTTTCCCGATCTACATCGGCAACATCAAAGAGGGCATCGAATGGACGAAAACACAGGACATGGAAAAACTTATTTCCAAGGCACAGAAGTTCGTGAGGGAAGAATTCTCGCCTCAAACACTGATCGACAAGTGGAAGATAGCTACGAGACGGCCTACAACCTTGGATGTGGAAAAAAGAAATGGGACGGTTGGATAAATGTTGATTTGCATTCAGACATTGCAGACATCCAATGTGACCTAAGAAAACTTGAGTTGGCGACCGATTCAGCCGATGCGGTGGCAGCAATCCACGTTTTAGAGCACTTTTACGAGTGGGAGGTCTATGACCTGCTGACCGAGTGGAAGCGAGTGCTAAAGCCCGGCGGCAAGATGATCCTAGAACTTCCCTGCATGGACAAGGTGTTTGCCTATGTCCACAACTGCGTGGTTAAAAAAGAGCCGTTACAGCCCTTTATGACCCTGAATGCGCTGTATGGAGACCCCAAGTACAAGAGTGAAGCCATGTGCCACCATTGGGGCTGGTTTCAGCGCCCATTGCAAGATATGCTGGAATCGGTAGGAATGCAAAACATCACATTTTGCGAGCCTCGCTACCATTTCCCATTTCGTGACATGAGGGTGGAATGCTTAAAGGGGTCTTAACTAACGCCGAGCGCCATGAGCAAATGGCAAAGTCAATGCACTTGCCCCTGCTCAAGAAAAAGGGCAAATTCAACGACCGGCGCATGACCATTGCGTGTTACGGCCCAAGCCTTGAGGACACATGGCGGCAGCTTAAGCACCCAATAATGACGGTCTCAGGGGCGCATGACTATCTGGTGGAAAGGGGCGTTATTCCTGATTTCCATGTGGACTGTGACCCCAGAGCGCACAAAGCGCAGATGCTGAAAAAACCTCAGAAAAACACAAAGTACCTGATGGCATCAGTTTGCCACCCAGACTTTTGGGAGACCCTCAAAGGGAAAAATGTTAAGGTATGGCATTTGGTAAATGGAGATGATTTCGAGACGGTGGCATGGGTTGCCCAGCACCACCCCGAGGGGATGGAAAGCCTGATAGGTGGCGGTTCGAGCGTAGGAATGCGGGCAATGAATGTTTCAGCGGCTTTAGGGTTTCGCAGATTTGACATTCATGGCATGGATTGTTCGTTTGTAAAAAACCGCCACGCAGGTGCTCACACTGGCAAAGATCAGACTAAAATCATGGTCAGAGTTGGTTTGAGAACATTCCAGACAACGCACCAGATGCTTCAATCTGCGATTGAAATGGAGAAATTCATAGAAACGCAAGACGCTGAAGTGGTGTTTTACGGTGATGGACTAATGCAGGAAACTGCTTTCAAACTCAAGGAATTAGCATGAAAAACGAAGTGGCAGGCTGGACAAACGAGAGCTGGATGGAAGACAACCGAGGCAAGATGGCGGTCTTTTTCTATACCAAGCAGGTGCAAAACTCATTTAAGACGGCGCAGGAAAACCGCCCGATCTTTGATGAAAAGGTGTTTTTGAAGAAACTTGTACCCGGCGATTCCACCTTGGTTGTTGACCGTCCAATGCGCCCGACCGATGTAGATGATCACCCAATTGAGTGGGCAAGGTTTGAGCAAAAAAAAGAAAACCGCGTTTCTGGCACACCACTTGAGGCTTGGTCTATTCTGAGCGACACCCAAAAAGCCGAGTTCAATGCTTTGCACATTTTCACAATTGACCAGTTTGCACAGCTTCCCGACTCGGTGGGCAACAAGATCATGGGCTTTAATGACTTGCGCGACAAGGCTCGCACGTTTATTTTGGCGGCTAAAGATTCCAAACTGATGGACAACGTAAGGGCTGAGACTGAAAAAGTTATGCAGACTCAAGCCGCTGAAATTGCTCAATTGCGTGAGATGATTAACGAGTTGACTGCCAAAAAAGCAGGCCGACCCAAAAAAGAAACCGTAGAGGAATGATATGAGCTACACATTACTGCAATTGGTTGATCAAGTATCGGGAGAGCTGGGTTTGACTCAGCCAACGGCAGTAATTGGCTCATCAAACAACCAAACCATCCAGCTATTGTCCTTGGCTCAACGGCTGGGCAAGGATTTGGTTAGGGATTACGAGTGGCAGCGCTTGGTGCAGGCTTACATCTGGCAAACCCAGAATGCGGTGAGCACCACGGGCAACATCACGGCAAACTCTAAAGTAATCACCAACATCCCTGACACTTCTGGATTGCAGGTGGGGAACGTGGTTACAGGCACAGGCCAAACACCATATGCGGAGATTTTGACAATTGACAGCTCTACGCAGGTTACGCTGAATGCGCCTGTTACCACTTCCACATCCTCGGTTTCAATGACGTTTGCCAAGCAAGACTATGACTTGCCGGGCGGTTATGACCGCATGATCTCGGACACCAACTGGGACAGAACAGACCACTGGCGAAACCTCGGGCCAAAGTCATCACAAGATTGGCAGTTCTTGCAAGGCGGCATTATTTCCATTGGCCCACGCGAGCGCTACCGGATATACAACAACAAATTCAGGATTTTCCAAGCCCTAACCACGGTTTACAACTTCTCATTTGAGTATGTGTCTAACTATTGGGTATGTGCGGCAGGCTCAGATCAAGGCTCAAAATCAGCATATACGTTAGATACCGACACCAGTATTTTCCCTGATGACCTGATGCTTGCGGGTTTAAAGTTTTATTTCCTGAAAGCCAAAAAGCTGGACTACTCAATTGAGTTGGGTGAGTTCATGCGGGCATTGGCTTATTGCAAGGCTCAGGATCAACCAGTTTCTGCCATGTCGCTTGCACCAGTAGGAATGAATCAATTGGTCGGGCCGTGGAGTGTGCAAGATGGCAATTGGCCTAGCGTTTAAGGGGATGACATGAAGCTTGATGGACTATACGCAAACATTCACGCTAAGAGAGAAAGAATAGCCGCAGGGTCTGGCGAGAAGATGAGAAAGCCGGGTACTGAGGGCGCACCGACTGCCAAGGCGTTTAAAGAAGCCGCAAAAACAGCTAAGCCTGAGAAAAAGAAATAAATGCTGAATTCATTTGCCAAAGCGCCGCGCCAGCAAGCCTCACAAACTGTTACGGTTGCCGCGCCAATTGGGGGCTGGAATGCCCGCGATGCGTTGGGGGCAATGGATCCCTTGGATGCGGTGACTTTGACAAACTTTTGGCCCGGCACAAATTCAGTTATTTTGCGAAACGGGTACACCAAACACGCCACGGGGTTTCCCGGCACGGTTGACAGCCTAATGGCGTATTCGTCAGGCACAGTAAACAAACTGTTTGCGGCAAGCGTAAGCAGTATTTATGACGCAACTAACCCGGGCGCAATTGGCTCGGCAGCGGTTGGCAGTCTTAGCAACGCAAAATTTCAGTACACCAATATAACCACCGCTGGCGGCTCATATTTAATGGCGGTAAACGGTGCAGACAAGCTCCAAATTTTTGATGGTGCAAGTTGGCACAAGGATGGGGACGGCCCACCTTATGACATTACAAACGTGGATACGGCTAATTGCTCCAATATTTTGCTGTTTAAAAACCGTATTTGGTTGATTGAAAATAACAGCCTTAAAGTTTGGTACTTGCCAATAAATGCAATTGGTGGGGCGGCGGTGGCGCTGGATATGACCAGCTTGGTTCAATTGGGCGGCTACATCATGGCGGGCATGACGTGGACGCTAGACGCTGGCTACGGTGTGGACGACAATTTAGCGTTTATCACCAACAAGGGCGAGCTAGTTCTTTGGCGACTGACTGATCCAACCACGCCAGCAGGCATTTCAATGGTGGGCTTATGGAAGCTGGGCGCACCGATTGGTAGGCGCTGTTACACAAAGTTTGGCGGGGACTTGCTGATCATCACGCAGGATGGCATTGTGCCGATGTCTGGGTCACTTCAAAGCTCAAGGCTTGACCCAAGGGTATCCATTACCAACAAAATCCAGTATGCGGTCAGCCAAGCGGTCAGTTTGTATAGCCAAAACTTTGGGTGGTGCTTGTTGTATTACCCCAAAGAAAACCAGTTAATTATGAACGTGCCAATTCAGGCCGGTCAGCAGCAGCAGTATGTGATGAACAACATTACGCAGAGCTGGTGTAATTTCACGGGTTGGGCGGCAACAAGTTGGGAATTGTTTAACGACAACCCCTATTTTGGCGGGGATGGCTATGTGGCGGCGGCATGGAATGGCACATCAGATGATTCCACCGACATTGATGGCTTTAGCTTGCAATCATTCCAAACCTATGGAACAGCCCTGCAAAAGCAATGCAAAATGATCCGCTACCACTTGCAAAGTGATGGATCGCCCGCGGTGTTTGGCAATGTGAATGTGGATTACAACCTTGCGGATGAATCCGCGCAGCTTAACTTTTCCACCAGTATTTACGGCTTGTGGGACACGGGTTTATGGGATTCTGCTATTTGGGGTTCAGGACTTGTGCCTAGCGCTGACTGGCAGGGGGCAACAAATATTGGTTACAGCTTTGCGCCGTTGTTGAAAACAGCAACGCAAGGCATACAATTGCAGTGGGTCGCAACCGATCTAGTGTTTGAGGCTGGCGGTGTGCTTTGAGATAACTACCGATCATTCAGTGGGTCATTGGACTGCTGAACAAATTGAGGGCGGTTATTTTGAGGCAAGAAGTCGGTCAATCGGATTGAAAAGAAACGGTGAGTTTGTTGCCGGTGTGATCTACGAAAATTGGAATAGGCGCTCAATAACGTGCCACATTGCAATCACAGGTAGATTGACACCGCAATACTTGGCGGTGATTTTTGACTATCCTTTTGTGGTTTGCGATGTCAAAAAAATTATCGTTCCAGTAGATGCAACAAATTCAAAAAGCGTCACTTTGGTGGAAAAAATGGGTTTCACAGAGGAAGCCCGCATCAAAAATGGCATGGCTGATGGGGACTTGATCCTGTACACATTGGCAAAAGAGAATTGCAAATATTTGGGGAAACGATATGGGAAAAAAAGCACCAGCACCGCCACCAACACCTGATTACGCAGGCGCAGCAGTTGCCCAAGGCGCAGCCAATTTGGAATCGGCAAGGGCTACTGCTCGGTTGTCCAATCCCAATACTTACACGCCTTATGGCACTCAGTTAGTAAGCTATGAGGGCGATATTCCTACCATTCGCCAGACCCTTACACCGACCGCACAGAAGACTTTAGAGGCTCAACAAGGCGTTGAATTGTCATTAGCTAACCTTGGCGCTAAAGGGGCGCAAACAGCCTCTGGTGTGCTTGATAAGCCGTTTAGCTTTGGTGGGCCTGATGTTCAGACTTCATTAGATTTAAGCAATGTGGCAAAGATGCCGGTCAATGCAGGCATGACAGGCCAAGAGGCCATCATGCAACGCTTAGAGCCGTCTTTGGCAAGGCAGCGCACTAGCACTGAGACAAACTTGATCAATCAAGGGTTGCGACCCGGTACAGAGGCTTACGACAACGCCATAAACCTACTTGGTCAGCAAGAGACAGATGCCAGAACGCAAGCGGTTTTACAGGGTCTTAACCTTGATATTGGCGCAAATCAACAAGGATTTGGTCAAGCGCTTGAATCTGGCAAGTTTGGCAATACTGCCCAACAACAAGCATTGGCAGAGGCCATTCAGTTACGTCAATTGCCGCTAAATGAAATCACGGCATTGATGTCTGGCTCGCAAATTCAGAATCCGCAGTTTGGGGCTTATGCTGGGTCTA